GCGATATCAGTATAAAAGTGTAGCAATTACAGTAACTTACTAAGTCAAAGCCCCCTGAAAACCGTGCAAATCGGCGCCAGGGGGAGGGGGGCAGGCGAGGGCCACGGTGGGGTACTGGGTACGTATATATGTACAAGCACACAGAAGTGGATTTTGTAAAGGACAACCTATAGGTGTACACCAGTGTATATACATCACATTATGTTACAATATGTTTCATTATACTAAATAGGGGGTTGACTAGGGGTATTTCCTGAGTATAACTGCGGAGCAGGAGCAATACAGTAACACTCTAGAGTAATTACATAGTAAAGTAATAAATAAAATATAGTTAAACTTAGATAAAGAGTGTTGCATATAGGTAAGTGGACATAGGTAGAGTTATAACACTAAAGTGTAACAGTACTGTTGACAACATATTCTTAGTGTTGTAAACTTTCACCTAGTAACACATTAACAAAGTAACAAACAATAAGTGTTACACTATGGTACGTGTCACGAAATATGTGTGTCACCCTTCCTCATGTCTCCCCTCCAACCACGTAGTTTGCGACACGTACCGCTTTTTCCTATAAAAGTGTTGACAATGCGTAATAAACAAATACAACTATATGCATCTGATAGAGTTATTGAAGAGTTCTATGAGGCAATAGCTAATAGAGACTCACGTAAATTAAGACGTATTCATATCCCCAAAAGTGATGTATTCTATGTTCGTGCTGCTATAGAAGCTGACACTGGAGTTAGATATACTTTAGATCACGTAGAGAGGGCTATGTACTTAGAGGGGATGCTTGAGCGTAAAGATGTCTTAGATCCAGACAGGAAGCGTGATGGCATTGATTAGGAGACACTATGGAAAACCTGAAGCTACCTATAGCTCTTGTAATGGCTATGGCTGCTCAACTAGCTGGCGGTGTGTGGTGGGTATCACAACAAGCAGCAACTATAGCTAGTCTAGAGGAATCCGTACAGCAGTTCGCTAGTAAGATGGCTGTAGAGGATAGCGTGAATCTTAAGCGTGATGTGCGAGACAACACCGATTACATTGATGGTGCATTCGCTGAGATAGAGGAATTGTGGGACGAGACTGATGAGTTGTGGACTGAGCTAGATAGTTTAGTTGTTACTATAGGTGCTATAACAAAGTTACAACAACGTATAGCTGTAATAGAGAACGACTTGAAGTATATCACTCGTGACCACAATGGTATGTTAGACATGAAGGGTGGTATGCAGTGACATGGCTATACTCGAAAGTATCGCGGCTGCGAATGCCGCTTACTCAGTTATCAAGACTGCTCTTGGCAACGGCAAAGAGACTGCAGGACTTATTAGTGCGGTTGGTAAGTTTCTTTCAGCGGAAGAAGACGTAAAGGAAGCTGTACAAAGAAAGAAGAACTCTCCTATCACAGCCATTACGGGTAGCTCTGAGGGAGACTGGGAAGAGTTCCAGCATTTAGAGATGTTGCGTCAGAAAAGAGCTGAACTCGAATCCTACTGCCGTTTGTATGCCCCGCCAGGAACTTGGGATAGGTGGCAACAATGGCAAGTAGAAGCTAGGAAGCAGCGCAAGGCAGCTAAGCTTGCTGCAGATAAAGCTAGAGAAGAACGTATGGATTTCTTTGCTACCCTAGCTGGAATAGTAATAGCGTTTACTGTTCTTGCTATAGGGTTTTATTATTTAGGTGTTTACTTAGAGAAGTGGTAAGATGTGGTTCCTAGTTTGGTTTCAACTCATGAATGGTCAACTTGACTATTACCAATTAGGGTGGTATGATTCAGAACGTGAATGCCGTGACGCTAGAGAAAAGGCTGTCGTGTTAATGACTACTAACAACTCAGCGGTTGAATGCTTTGAGGTTAACAGAAACAAAAAGTAAGTATGTCTTGTATGACGATAACGGCAGGGTGTTAATCTACACCCGTAACAAACGAATAGCTTTACGCATGATAGAAAAGCTAGGAAAGAAGAAACCAGATGGCAAAAGAAAAAGATCCAAGACTCGCTAGAGCAGGTGTATCTGGTTTCAACAAACCAAAGCGTACCCCTAACCACCCGAAGAAATCACACGTAGTTGTGGCTAAACAAGGTGATACGGTTAAGACAATACGTTTTGGTGAACAAGGCGCGAAGACTGCAGGTAAACCTAAAGCAGGTGAATCTGATAAGATGAAAAAGAAACGCGCATCATTTAAAGCTAGACACGCTAAGAACATTGCCAAAGGTAAATTATCTGCTGCGTATTGGGCAGATAAGGTAAAATGGTAAAATGTGGATAGGTATATTATTAGTGTGTTTTGATCCTATGGCTTTGTCCTGTAAGATCATAGCAAAGCCTGAGCCGTTCTATAGTGAAGAGTCTTGCTTGAAAGAGGCAGAACAAATAGCACTTAACATACGTCAAGGCGGTGCATATGCTACTCCTCATTGTCACAAGGTTGAAGGTAATAGTGCGTAATGCCTACACCAACAAATAAGAAACTGTATGCTCGTGTAAAAGCAGAAGCTAAAAAGAAGTTTGACGTATGGCCCAGCGCATATGCATCAGCTTGGTTGACAAAAACTTACAAAGCACGTGGGGGTAAGTACAGTGGCAGCAAAGCCAACAAAGTCAAAAAGTAAGAAGGGCGGCCTTGGTAAGTGGTTTGGTGAACAGTGGACTGATGTTAAGACTGGTAAGCCGTGTGGACGTAGTTCAGCCAGTAAGTCCAAGCGTCCGTACCCAGCGTGTAGACCCAAGGCAGTCGCAGGAAAGATTAGCAAGAAAGAAGCAGCTAAGAAAACTGGCCCTAAGAAAGTCAAGTGGTCAACAACAGCATCAGGAAAGAAACGCAAATGAAACAGGTACCTGAAGATAATAAAGGCTTGGCTAAACTGCCAAAGCAAGTAAGAAACAAAATGGGCTATATGAACAAAGGTGGAATGGCTATGAAGTGTAATTGTGGTAAAGGCGGTACATGCAACTGTGGCGGTATGGCTAAGAAAAAGTCAGCTATGGCTAAAGGTGGTATGATGAAGAAGGGCTACAATAAAGGTGGTTACTGTGGTGCATCTAACCCAGCAGAACGCCCAATGAAGAAGATGAAAAAGTAATGGCTAAGTATTATCATAAGTATAAAGATGCACTAGAGAAACGTGGCTACACAGTAGATGAACACGGCATTGTACGTGATGCATATGGTAACCAAGCAGCAGGTGAAGATCGCTTTGGTAACGTTAACTGTAGCGATCCTAATATTACAGCTATCTGCATTGAAGTAGAAGAGTCTGGTGTTTTAGCTAAACTAGCTAAGACTACAAAGAAAGCTGTAGAGAAAGCTAAACCTAAGCTGAAGAAAGTACGTGCACGTAACGCTGATGGTACACTACGGGGCGATGACCCTAACACACCAGACGTTAATGAGGCATGGACTTATATTGAGGACAAGTAATGTCTTTATTTAATCAGGGTAAATCTGCACGTACAAAATCTCTGTTCGGTCATAATGAAAGCACGACTACAGAGGACGTGTATATTTGCCCTAACAACTGTACTGCAGAGATTACTTACCTACACATTCATAACACTACAGGTAATACTAATATTACTATTGAATGGTTTATACATCCTAACAACATAGACTCTGCACTATCAGATAAGACAAATGCTGATTACTCTACGTGGAAAACATCAGGGTATACCTCACACTACCTAGAGGGTAAGAACTTAGGTGCAGGTGAGTATGTTACCTTTGCTGATATGGACCTTGTGCTACAACCAGGTGATAAGTTACAGATCACACCTGATACTGCAGCACACCTTGACACTATCTTAACAGTAACGGAAACCTTTGTACCAGTCGGGTAGCGGGTATGCATAAATAGGTACTACTACCTGACCTAACTCTAAGTATAACTATCTCCGCACACAAACAAAGGAGATATGTGATGCTTAACTTAATTAAACGTGTATTCAAAGCTATTGAAGAAGCACAACAAAAACGTGCAGACTATAAGCTACTACAAATGCTGTCTGAGCGTGAACTACGTGACCTAGGTATTGGTCGCTCACAAATCAAGGAAATCATCTATGGCGAGGAATCTAACAGAAAAGCAGCAGAAGTTTCTTGAAGTACTATTCGATGAAGCTGGCGGTGATGTTGTTGCAGCTAAGAAACTGGCAGGTTACGCTCCTGAGTCCAGCACTACAGCAGTTGTGGAATCTTTAAAAGATGAAATCGCAGATAAGACACGTACTTACTTTGCTCGTAGTGCGCCCAAGGCTGCTATGGCTATGGTTGGTGCTATATATGACCCTACTGAACTAGGTATCAAAGAGAAGATGGTAGCAGCTAAAGATCTACTTGATCGCGCTGGGCTATCTAAGGTAGACAAAGTTGAGATGACTGCAAGTGGCGGTGTATTCTATCTGCCACCCAAAGAAGGTGAAAATCAATAATACCGCAACGAGACTTGGGGTACTGGCAATTACCTTTACCCCCAAAGAAACACAATAAGGAATGGCATCCTATAGTCAGGGTAACACAGAAGATACCCTTTGGCTATGAGCTAGATCCTGATAACGATAAGCTACTCTTGCCTATTGAGCATGAGCTAGATGCGTTAGAGCTTGCAAAACGACACCTCAAGCAGTATAGTTACCGTGCGGTAGCTCAATGGCTGAGTAAAGAAACAGGCCGCTACATATCACATATGGGCCTAAAGAAGAGAATTGAAGTTGAGCAAAAACGTAGAAAAGCAGCTACAATTAAACGCAAGCTTGCCAAGTGGCTCCAAGAAACCCTTGAGGAGATCGAAAAGCTCGAAACCCAAGGAGTCGGTGCCTACGCAGAGATTAGAGAAGACAGTAGAAGCACCAAGTGAAACTGTCCCAGCGCAAGTAGTATCGCCTGACTTTGACGTAGACATAGCTCAGGATATTGTGTTTAAACCCAACCCTGGCCCTCAAACAAGTTTCTTGAGTGCGTCAGAACGGGAGGTGTTATACGGTGGTGCAGCAGGTGGCGGTAAGTCATATGCGATGCTTGCAGATCCACTACACGGTTTGAATGACCCTAACTTTTCTGGACTACTTGTACGTCACACCACAGAAGAACTAAGGGAACTTATACAGAAGTCTCAGGAGTTATACCCTCGTGCCGTACCAGGAATCAAGTGGAGTGAACGTAAGTCTCAGTGGACTAGTCCAAAAGGTGGACGACTATGGATGTCTTATCTTGACAAAGATACCGATGTCACACGTTACCAAGGACAGGCTTTTAACTGGATTGGATTCGACGAACTTACTCAATGGTCTTCACCTTACGCTTGGGATTATATGAGATCACGTCTACGTAGCTCAGCACAACACTTAGGTTTGTACATGAGAGCTACAACAAACCCTGGCGGTGCTGGGCACCAGTGGGTTAAGAAGATGTTCATTGACCCAGCGCCATCAGGCAAAGCTTTCTGGGCTACTAATATTGAGACAGGAAATACTATTACGTTTCCTGAGAACCACAGTAAGGCTGGTCAACCTTTGTTCAAACGTAGGTTTATACCTGCTTCTTTGTTTGACAACCCATACCTAGCAGAAGCTGGCGACTATGAAGCGATGCTACTCTCACTACCAGAGCATCAACGTAAGCAACTACTAGAGGGTAATTGGGATATAAATGACGGAGCAGCTTTCCCTGAGTTTGACAGAACCAAGCATGTCGTGGAGTCTTTTGAAGTTCCCGAATCATGGGTTAAGTTTAGAGCTTGCGACTACGGTTACGGATCTTACACAGGGGTTATCTGGTTTGCTGTCGCACCCGATGAACAGCTTATTGTATATAGAGAACTCTATTGTTCTAAGGTTACTGCTACAGATTTAGCAGATATGATACTAGACTTAGAGAAACACGATGGTGGTATGAGATACGGTGTGCTCGACAGTTCTTTATGGCATAACCGTGGCGACACTGGGCCATCACTAGCAGAGCAGATGATCATGAAAGGTTGTAGATGGCGGCCCTCAGATCGCTCACGCGGCTCACGTGTCGCAGGTAAAAACGAAATACATAGGCGGTTGCAAGTAGATGAATTTACTGAGAAGCCTCGTCTTGTGTTCATGGATAACTGCACAAACACTATTGCGCAGATACCAAGCATTCCTCTGGATAAGCGCAACCCAGAAGATGTAGATACTAACGCAGAGGATCACTTGTATGATGCTTTACGTTATGGGGTTATGACAAGACCGCGCAGCAGCATCTGGGACTACAACCCAGCAACACAACGCACAGGCTTTCAGGCTAGTGATACAACATTTGGATACTAAGTATGGCAGAACAAGAAGAAATGTTTGAGACAGATGAAGTCGTAGCTGCAGAGAGCAGTGACGATAGTATCTTTGCAGAAAGATCTAGTGTAGTTACTTTTGTTAAAGATAGATACAATCGTGCTGAAGACGCACGTTATGCAGATGAAACACGGTGGCTAAAAGCTTATCGTAACTATCGCGGCATCTATGGCTCAGACGTACAGTTCACTGACACAGAAAAGTCACGTGTGTTTGTTAAGGTTACTAAGACTAAGACACTTGCTGCATACGGACAGATCGTAGATGTACTATTCGGCAACAACAAGTTCCCACTATCTGTTAACCCATCTATTCTGCCAGATGGTGTATCAGAAGCTGCACACATCAACATTGATCCTAATGCAGATAAAGCAGGTGGATCACTTGCTGCCATTACAGAGCAACGCCCAGCGCAACCCTATCTTATAAGTGGTGAAACTAAATTAGAACCAGGTGAGACACTTGTAGATCTACAGGCACGTCTAGCTGGTATGCAAGGTAAACTAGAAGGTGTGTCTGATAAGATTGTTGAAGGTGAAGGTACAACACCTACTACAGTTACATTCCATCCTGCTATGGTAGCAGCTAAGAAGATGGAGAAGAAGATACACGATCAGCTACAAGAGAGTGGTGCATCTACACACCTACGCTCTATGGCTTTTGAAATGGCACTACTTGGTACAGGTGTCATGAAGGGTCCATTCGCTGTAGATAAAGAATATCCTAACTGGAATGAAGAGGGTGAGTACGATCCTCTTATTAAGACAGTACCAGAATGTAGTCACGTTTCTGTGTGGGACTTCTACCCTGACCCAGAAGCAAAGTCTATGAATGATGCAGAGTATGTTGTTGAGCGTCACAAGATGTCACGCACACAGCTACGCGCATTAAAGAGTCGTCCTTACTTTATGGATGATGCAGTAGACATGGCTGTATCTAAAGGCCCAGACTACGTACAGAAGTACTGGGAAATGACAATGGAAGACGACGACACTCAGCCTACTTCAGAGCGCTGGGAAGTGTTAGAGTTCTGGGGCTTTGTAGATGTAGAGCTACTAGAAGAGCACGGAGTTAAGATTCCATCAGAACTAAAAGATTTAGACGAAGTAAACGCAAATGTGTGGATTTGTAACGGTGAAGTACTACGTATGGTACTAAACCCATTTAAACCTGCACGTATTCCTTATTATGCAACCCCTTATGAACACAATCCTTACAGCTTCTTTGGTGTAGGTATTGCTGAAAACATGGATGACACGCAGACATTGATGAATGGTTTCATGCGTATGGCGATTGATAACGCTGCACTATCAGGTAACCTTATCATTGAAGTAGACGAGACTAACCTCGTCCCAGGGCAAGACCTCTCCGTGTATCCAGGTAAAGTGTTTAGGAGACAGGGAGGGGCACCTGGTCAAGCTATCTTTGGCACCAAGTTCCCTAATGTTGCTGGTGAAAACATGCAACTGTTTGATAAAGCGAGAGTATTAGCAGATGAATCAACTGGCTTCCCTTCCTTCGCACATGGTCAGACAGGCGTATCAGGAGTTGGTCGTACTGCCTCTGGTATTTCTATGCTTATGTCTGCTGCCAACGGCTCTATCCGTACAGTAGTAAAGAACGTAGATGATTATCTTATTCGCCCTCTAGGTAAGGCATTCTTTGCTTTCAATATGCAGTTTGACTTTGATGAATCTATTCGTGGTGACTTAGAGATTAACGCATCTGGTACTGAAAGCTTGATGGCTAATGAAGTACGCTCCCAGCGCCTAATGCAGTTTTTACAAGTGGCACAGAATCCAGTGCTTGCACCTTTTGCTAAAATGGATTATATTATACGTGAGATTGCTAAGAGCATGGACCTTGACCCAGATAAGGTTACTAACTCTATGGCAGATGCTGCTATCCAAGCAGAGATTCTCAAAGGATTCCAAGCACCAGCACCTACACCTGAGCAAGGTGTAGCAGGTCCAGAAGGACAGGGGCCACAAGGTGTTGCGGATACATCTGGAGGTGGGGGATCACAAATGGGTATAGGCACAGCGCCTGTCCCAGGAGAACAAGGATTCACTGGTAATGAACCTCAAGCAATGGGTTAATGACAAAGATTTT